GGGCTCCGACGAGAGAGAACTGTTCCCCTGTTCCCCTGTTCCCCTGTTCCCCTGTTCCCCTGTTCCAGACGCCTCTTTTGCTGCAACCCTCGCGAGGGTGTCGCGAATCTCAGCGGTATCGGCGTCTGACCTGGGGAAACGTGGCTTGTTGGGGCGGTCGATGCGCTGGTGTCGGTCCCAGTTCACAACTTCTAGGTACGGGCGGCTCTCGACGCTGTATCGAACGATGCGACCGGCTGCGGCGAGCTGTTCCAACCCTCGCGATACCCTCGCGAATGTCTCGGGAGGGTTGTCCTCGAGGTCACTCGCGAACAGGTCGGCCGCGATCGAGGACAGCTTGTCGACACCCACCCCGTTGTCGTCCACGTAGGACCACAGCCCGACGAACAGCAGGCGGTTGTCCCAGCTCAGTGACGCGATGTCGTCAGAGCGCCAGAACTCCGGCTTGATCGATCTGATGCGCACGGCTTCTCCTTCCTGTTGTCGTCATGCGGCTGCTCCTGGTGACCAAACGAGCTCAGCGCCGCCAGCAGCTATCCATTCCGACGTGAACGATCCGGCAGACTGCGACGTGCCCCACAGGCGTTTTACGTTGTGGTAGCGGACGTCATCGCAGATAAAAGCCTCCGCGCCGTTTCGGACAACTACAGACCCACGAGGAAGATCCTCTAACTGCTTCGCGCTGAGCTCGCCGCCCATCAGTCGTCCCCCCAGATGGATGCGTTGATAATCCGTTCAATATCGGTGATGTTGACCATGACGCTCGAGCTTTGAATGTGACTGTTCGCGATGGCGAGCTGAACCCGCTCGATCACTTCGTCCAGGTGTTCGCGCTTCTGCTTCACGTCCACACCTCTTCCACGAGCAGTTGCAGTCCTGACGGCTGTCCGGGCCGGTAGACGATGACGGGCATGACCTTTTGCATCAGATCTGGCGTATCGTCCGGCACAACGTCGGCATCTACGAGTCCGTCGCACAACGCTTTGAGCGTCGGCACGACATTGTCGGCATCGCGACGTGTCGTTGTGCGGACGAACCATGTGAGGGTGACGCGCACCTTGTCGCATTTGAGGACGCCGGCTGACTTGGAGGCGTAGAACGAAGCGGCCCTGACCTGTTTGGTCAGAGCCGCTTTCTTCGCCCAGTGCAGGCGTTGGTTCGCGTTGAGCGGTGGACGCTCGTACGGGAGGTCAAGAGTCCACTTCATCGCGGCGCTCCCAAGCTCGAGGTGCGTACACGGTGCGGTGCCCGAGTGCCGGGTCCTGTTCGTGAGCGAACCGGTCTGCGCAGAGGGTGCAGCGCCATGGACGGATGCGCTTCGGCTTGCTGTCACTGCTGGACATTGGCTGCCTCCTTCGCATCCTCGTACGCCGCCCGAATCTGCCCGAGTACGTCTTCCCCTGCGCCTGCGTTCTTGGCTGCATGTCCGAGCGCGTTGAGGGCGGCGGGGTCGTTGCCGGCCGTTGCGAGCTCGGACAGCCAGTCGGTCGGCGGTACGGGTGCAGGCGCGTCAGGCAGAACCTGAATCGTCGACTTAGCCGTCTTCCCCTTGGACGTGGGCAGCATGAGTGCGAGCGGCTTATCGAGGTGCGACATGGCGCAGACTCGGATACCGCCGACCTGTTCTCCTGCCCATCGGACGGCTGGATCACGGTAGAGGGTGACGGATCTGCCAACCCATGCGGTGGTGTCGGTGGTGTTCCATCCGGCGACGAGGACGCGTAGAACCGTCTTGGATGGCTTGAAGGGGCGGCTGGGTCCGAACATGTCGGTGATGATGTTGACGGGCTGGTCGGCGTTCCCTTCGCGCACTTCGAGGATGCGGACGGTGACGGGACCGCCTGCAAGATCGATCGCGTTGAGCTGGTCGGACTTGGCTTGGATTGCGGTGCTGACGTCCATCAGAAGGTCAGTTCTCCGATGTCTAGGGCACGCTCTGTCTTGGGCGCACCACGTGTGCGGGTGAGGTAGGTGTTCTGCATCTCTGCGGCCGTCTTCTCGAACTGGGCGGCTGTAGCTTCGATGGCGTCGAACCAGCGCTGGTCGGGCAGGACGCGCTTGACGAACAGCGGCATCCCGCCACAGAAAGACACGTAGTCGAGCCATGCGCGCCCGGAGACGAGCAGTCCGGTCTGAATCTGGGCCATGTTCTCGAGCGGGACTTCGTTGGCGAGGATGGTGGCCAGTTGCTTCTTCTGCCGTCGCGACTTGATCTCGATCAGCCCGTCTTCACCTACGACGCCATCGGGTGAGTAGCCGAGCTTGTTCCATGCGCCGTTGTCACGGACCATGAACCCGACCTCGGCGGCTGGTGCGTAGTGCTCCGAGTAGAGGTCCCGTGCCACCGGTTCGTCCATGTTGCCGCGTTCCATGTCGGCGCTGACGAAGGTGGGCTCGACGTACCCGGTGATGCGTTCAGCGACGAGATGCGTGGTGAGCGCCCGTGATGTGTCGTTATTGGCGGGCTTGATCGTCTTGGGGCTTATGAGCTGGCCGATGGTGGATGCGGTGAGTAGTCCGCATCTGAGGTCGAGCCATTCCTGCGAACCCTGCTCTACGTCGTGGATTATCAACGTCATTCGGATACCTCCAGGAGCTGCTGCGGTGGTTGTTCCTCAAATGCCGAAATCCATACGCGTGCATCTCGCTCTCGAAATCCCGAAAGCGAGATGGCCTTGCTGATCGCCCAATCACGGGTGTCTGCGTATACCACGAACGGGTTCGCATAGTCCGAGTTGCGATTGATCGGTCCAACCTTGCCCGTGAACTTGATTACCATCCCCGCATCTCCTTCTTCCATCGCATAACCATCACCCATCGCATGATCGGTCCGGGGAGTTCCGCCCATTCGTCTGCGTTGGTGCGGTCCCAGCCGGTGCAAAACGTGCCGGTCATGCCAAGGCCTTCGACTTCCAGCAGACGCAATGTTTCATTTCGGTAAACCCGAACCCCCCGCAGTCTTTCTGTTCGTCGTGGGGGGCATTACGGATAGCCCACCCATACTTGTCGCGCTCGATCTTCGCTTCGTCAATTCGATCGGCAGCGCGTTCCACTTCCTCTCCCGCACCTTCGAGGTACTGAGCCGCCAGGAACATTGCGTTAGCCCATGCCTGTGACTCCTGCTGGCCTTCTCGGTCCTGGTAGAACAATCGATAAGCAGCTGTCTTACTGGCATCTGTAGCGTAGGTCCGCAACGTTTCGATAAGTTCGTTCGGGCTGGTCATGCTGCGTCTCCTGTGCTACTTTCGTGTCGCCATTCGCAGTCGGCTGCGAGTGACCATGAGTCGTATTGTTCTTCGCAGATCGCGCACTCATAAAAGTGGACTTCGCGCGGCATCCTCATATCACCTTGCCATCTGATGATCTGCTATCTGAAAAATTGTGCGTGAAGAGTTTTAGCCGCAGCCGACGAGCGGCCTCGTCGGCCTCATCGGCTGTCTTGTAATAACCGGCACTGTGCCATCGTCCGGCATGCTTCACGCGTGCGCGGAAACGTTTGATGCGTTTGCGTGAAGTGTCGAGCGTTACGCCCCTGCGACCAGTTCTGCTATGACTGACTGTTGTTGACTTGTTTTCGGCATTCTCCTTGCTTGTCGCAAGGCGAAGGTGCATAGGGCGAACGCATGCGCGGTTGCGGCAGATGTGATCGATAACGAATGGTTCCGGAATATCGCCAAGCTCGAGTTTCCATGAAAGGCGATGAGCAAGGGTAGCTTTACCCATCCATGCGAAACGCCCGTATCCGTCACTATTCTTGTCACCCTCCCATGTCCAGCAAGTTGGACTGCGCTCAACTTGCATCCAAAACAGATCGATTCTCCGGCTTTGACTAAGCCTCAATGCCCATACTTCCTGTCGTCGTCGAACAAACCGATCTTTGATTGCTCAATGCGGACCGCTGTTTCGGCCAGGTTGGACAGGTCGCGCCGGCCGAATGCGCCCGACACAATCACTTTGCCGTCCTGCCACACACGCCATTCGCCATCTTCGTACAGCTCGAAGTCGTACATGCTGGCGATAAACACGGGAACTAGGTCGTCGTCATAAGGGTCGCTCATTCCGTCACCTCCTGGTCGTAAACATCCATCGTGTTGTCGCGAACAATCGGCAGGTATGCGGTCAACGCGGCCACATCCCGTCCGTCGAGTACACCCGACGTCCACGACTTACCGTCCAACATGAACGCCATGAACTCACCATCCGCGTAAAGAAGAAGCCGCCCATCGCAGAGAACGAGGGGCGGCTGGCGGAACGACTCACGGGCGGAACTCATGAGAGACGCCCTCGGTACGGCTTCAACGCATGTCCGACTGTTTCCATGTGCCGTAATGCTTCAACGCGAACCAGCGCACGGGTCAGGTTGATTCGCCAACCGCAAGAATTGTCGTAGAGCACAACGTCACCTGAGCTTGATCGGACCTCGTAATGCCAGACCGTCCGCCCATTGGCCCGTCCGCGTGCATAGACGCGTGCCTTCACTGTCATGCGTTCATCCGTTGATCAGCAGCGATGATCGTCCCCGCGATGCGTTCGGCGTGATGTGACAGGTCCGAAGACATGTTGGTGTGCATGCTGCTCTGGCGGCGCTGCTCCGCGGCCAGCATCCCGTCGACCGCGTCCCACAGTTCAGGGTTGCCCGCGGTACCGACGATCAGTTCTCGGTTGTCGCCGTGATACGTGACGGCACCCGCGGCCTTCTCGCGCCACTTCGCGAGCAGATCGCGCGCTTTCTGAATGTCGTTCACCGCATCACTTCCTCGTTGTTGCAGATCGCCCACCAGACGACCCGTTCATGGACGGTCAATTCCACCTGTTCACGTGCCGGCGGGTCGTACACCCAACGCCAGGGGAGCTCGCTCATGACACCTGCCCAACACAGTTACCGAGGAACAGCAGCCCGAAGAGGAAAGCCACCGCGATGATGACTGCGGTGGCTTCACGGACGAACGTGCGGATATGTCTGCGGGTCATGGCTGCTCCTTTGTCACGTCATCGTGGGTGAAGAGTCGAGCTCGAGCGGCTTTGACGGCAACCTCGGCGTCAGCAACGGACGCGTACAAGCCGACGTGAATACCGCGCCCATTGTGGCAGACACGTGCAGCCCACTTGCCCGTTGCCTTGTGCCAGTACACGCCTCGAACGGCGCTACTGCTGTTCGACTGCGCTCCCCGTCGGTGCTCGCCGTTCTCTTTCGTGTTGACGAGGCGTAGGTGCGCGGGGTTTACGCATCCTTTGTTGAAACAGATGTGATCAACCAGGTAGCCACCGGGGATCGAGCAATTCACACGTTCGTAGACGACTCGGTGGACTCTCTGCATGCGCCCGTCGAGGTGACCGACCGCGTAACCCTTCTCGTTGTGCTGGCCGATCCAGATCCAGCACGGCTCAGCCGCAACCTGGATCTTCGCCATCATCCGCGAGGGCAAGACGCTCGCTTCAATCATCGCTCTCTCCATTCGGCTGCGAGAGCACTTCCATGGGGTGCCTCCTCGATCAGCGACACGGGCACCTGCACGTACTGCTCGCTCATCGGTCGGCCTCCTGCTGATGAGGTTGGGCTTCGAGGATGTCGGCCACTAGGTCGACCCGCTTCCGGTATAGGTCCTGCTCCCACGGCATGATGATGTCGAATGGCAGCCCAGCCGCCGCTGCTAGAGCTTGTGCGGCGGTTTCGCGGCGGTCTTGGTTGGCGCTCATCGGTCGGCCCCCTTCTGGAGCAGGGCGAGCACGGCGTCCATGTCATCAAGCACCGAGTCGAGGTTGCCGACACCGCCAACGCCGTTGCCCCGTGCAACCTCGTTCCACTGCCGAGCCTCGCGGACGTGCCGATTCAGCGCCGCGATCTGCTCGCGCGTCGGCAGGGGCGGAAGGTAGTGCGCATCCGTCTCGATGGACTCGATGTGGTCGACGGCGCGGTCGAGGAGGCTCCGGAGCGCGGCGTCTTCGGTGGGCCACGCGTCCAAATCCCGGACGAGTTCGCCACCTACTGAAGCTGCAAATTGAGACCTACGATCTTCAAGTCCCGCCGATTCCTGCAGATTGGTGGTCGGCACCGGGCGCTCGATGCGGACGATCTGGTCTGACCTGAACGTGCTGATGTCACCCGCGGTCATGGTCACTCGATCACCGCCGTGCACGTCATTCCAGGTCGGGTCGTCGCCCTTGTCCCTGTCCGCGATGACGCGGTACTGCGGCTCACTCATCTTTATCTCCTTGGCAAATGTTGCATGTCTTTGCTGTTGCGTCGTTCACGGCCGGTCATGTCACCGCCGCGTGCGTAATCGGCACGCCATCCGTGTTCCGATGACCAGAGGATGGTGACGACGGTTGCGCGGTCTTCGCTGACGGCGAGTGTGATGCGGCCCCGGATGTAGCAGTACGCGCGATACCGGGTCGACCAGATGACGTCAGTTGGTCGGTCGTATGCATGCCGGATCTCTTCACCCGTCACACCCATCTCGAGCGCACGATCAATCGCATGCGCCGACATGGTGAACGGGAGCTGACTGGTCATGCGGCTTTCCGATCCTTCAAACGCTGCTTATACGCTGCAGCTGCGGCGGACTGGCATGCGCGGCACCGGATCTTCCCGTGCATGTTCCTGTACGAGTAGTCGGAACGCAGATGCCCGTTGCGGCAATGCATGGAACCGTCCGACGCAGTAGCAACCGTCGCGTACACCGGCTCATGACGCGGCATCTTCTTCGTCCACGCGTCACGTGCGTCCGGGTTGAATGCCGACTCGGACGGAATCACACCGAGCATTTGAATCAGCACGTCCGACTCCGTGTTGCTGCCCGCGTACTTGCCGGCGAGTCGAATCATCGACGCAGACTGCTCAGGTGTTGGCTCGAACGTTGTCGTGTACGGATCGCCGGGGAAGTACGCGGCATACATGCTTGCGTGTGTTCCCGCCTGGCCGTTCACGCTGAGACCTCCACGAATCCGTAGACCCCAACGGTTTTCCCGTGCGAGCTCTTCGTCGTGCCCACCTTCTGGATGCGACGATCCAGCCGGCGCGCGTCAGAGCAACGCTTGCGGACCGATTCCCAATCGCATACCGGCCAGTTGAAGCCGTCCAAATGATGGAAGTAATCGTCCGCGATCTGCTCATCACTTGCGGGACCGAGCGTGTACAGCCATGACACTGCTTCGATGATGACGTGCGCGCCCTCCGGGTCGAAAGCGGCTGCGGACTCGGCGGGGTCAGTGGATCTGAAGTTCGTGAGCATCAGATGATCGCGCCTTCCGGGACGTCGGGAGACGACATGGCTTCGACCGCGCACTTGCCGCAACCGGCACACGCCATGCTCGGAATGACGTACTCATGGAAGTAAGCGTCGTCGTATCCGCTGCCCTGCTGGCGGCCACCGCAGTGCTCGCATTCGTACTCGGCGTTGAAGTCGCGCCGGTACTGACTGATCTTCTGCTTGATGTGCATGATTCCCTCCATCGGGTTGTGCGTGTGCGTTGAAAGAGCGGCCCGCGGTGCTTCGGGTGCACTACGGACCGCTCGGCATGTGGGGCGCTGGTTAGGCGCGGTGGACCAGCCGCGTGAAAGCCGCTAGTACCTCGTCGTTGGGCGAAAACCACTCGCCCTCAAGTTGGTGGTCCATGAGCTCGTGGTGCAGCTCGCGCTCAAGGTCGAATCCGCCGGGAAACGTGCCGAGTACGTTCAGTTCGACAGGTGAGTGCGTCCGGAGCGTTCGCAGTCGTTTGTCGAAGTTCCGGCTCGCTCCGATCTTGATTGGACCGTCGTCGCCCTGCTGAACGAAGTAGACGAGCGCTGGTGTCGCCTTCCGGCGCATGTGGTCGGACACGTACTGGAGTGACTTCTGTTCCTCCAGAAACAGGCGGAGGAAGTTCGGATGCGCCAGGGTCGTGAGCCGCCACTGGTAGTAGCCGGCCTCGCCAGCCCATGTGTCGGTCATCGCCTCGACGTCGGGAATCATGTCGTTGATGTCCATGTAGCGAAGAACGGAGTCGAACCGAAAGTCGCCGCCGCCGGCAGGGACATACCCGCCGGACGTACGCACCTGATCACGCCTTCCTAAGAGGCACACCATTTAGCTGCTTGTAAGGGACCCATCCGCTAAACGGCTTGGGACTGCATCCCGCGTATCTCGCAACCAAGTGCTTGTCTGTGTTCTCGAATTGCCCCGTACGTGGAGGCCTCACCACCGATCAGAACCGCCTGTGACGGGGGCTACTGGTGGATCGCGTGCCGCGCTCCGAGCGCGACAAGTAACGCCCTTGATGGGCGTCAAGATTTGGCAGCTGCTAGGCAGCCGGCCTTTCAGACGGGAGTGATGCGAGCCAGCGCTCGCCCTCCGTCTTGGAGATGATCGGCTTGCGGCCCGCCTTGGTCGGGTAGGCCGGGATCAGATCACCGGAATCGATCGCCTTGCGGATCGTGTCGACGCTGAGGTCGACCGCAGTGGCGAAGTTGGGGATCGAGTAAGCAAGCTTCTCGAGAGTGTTCATGCTGCGGCTCCTGCGAACAGGTCTTCGGGGCGCAAACGAAGAACGCCGCTGACGCGCACGATCTCGGGCATCGTGAGCTCTCCCGTGTGGAGGTGCTCAACGAGGCTCGCGACGGGCACGCCAGCGGCGTTCGCAACGGTTGCGGTGTCGGTGCCGGATGCGACGATCGCGGTGGCGATCGTCTCGGCCGTCCTCCTGAGGTTCATGTTTGCCACCCTACGCGTCAGATCTGACCTGCGCAAGCATGCACGGCACTTTTTTTGTCATATCTGGTAGTTCCGTGCGCTAGTCTCGTGACGTGTCAGATGCAGCAGACTTCATCACGCGCGCCCTCGGGGCTGTGCTCACCGGTGCCTACATGAAGAAGGGGCTGACCCGGGATGTGCTCGCTGAGCGCACTGGGATCAGTAAGTCAAGTCTGGGGCGCTACCTCAACGGCAAGCTCGACCTATCAGCACCGAACTTCCAGAAGATCGTGGACGCGATCGGTGACACGCGACGCACGGCTGCTGAGCTCTACGCAGAGGCGCTGGCAGATGCGGAAGACATGGCTCGAGAAGCCGAGCGAGTGTCAGGGGTCCGTGGGCACAATCCAGTCATCCCGCTGCGGAACCGCTCCGCCGACGACCTGGAAACGTCCGGAGACGCACGGGCGGCTATGTCCCGTGATCCTGAGTCGGACGAGCCGGAGGACCAGGCACCGTAGGGAGAGGCAATGGCTGGGCAGTACGACCCGTATGCGCACGCAGACCAGCTTGGTATCGACGTAATCCACCGGAAGCTGCGAACCGCGAACGGCTTCTGGTATCCGGATCACAACCTCATCGTGATCCGGCAGGGCATGCGAACCGTGCACGACAGGTCCGCACTCGCCCACGAGCTCGCGCATGCGCACCTCGGCCACCGCGACTCATCCCCGAAGCACGAAAAGACGGCCGACCGCTTAGCGGCCGGCCGTCTCATCAACGCGGGTGAAGCTCTTGCTGTGTGTCAGTGGACTGATGACCCGGCGAAGATCGCCGCCGAGCTAGGGGTCAGTCTCCGCCTGTGGCGCGTCTGGTTCGACACCTACGGTCAGGAGCTTGGACATCTTGGTGAGGGCATCGCGTAGTGCCCGCTGGTTCCCACGGGACCGGTAGCGCCGGGACATTCCGATGGTGGAGTGGCCGACGATCTCGGTGATGACTGCTTCGGGGACTTCGGCTTCGTAGAGCAGGTCGACCGTGGTGTGGCGGGCGTCGTGCAGTCGGGCATCGTTCACGCCCGCCCGTGAGAGAAGCGCGTGCCATGCCCGGTTGTCGACGCCTGGGTCAATGGGGGAGCCGTCGATCGGGAGCATCTCGCCTTGCGGTGTTCGCTTCTGTTCCGCGGTCCACACGAGCCCATGCGGGTTGGGTTCGGTAGCGGCAACTGCGATGCGGCGTTCGATGATCTCCCGCAGTGGGTTGACGAGGGGGATCACGCGCCACCCTGCTGCCGACTTCGGGCGTGACAGGAACAGGCCCCCCGTGAGGTGCCGATGCTCCCAATCCACAGGGGCGTCGAGGAACCGTTGCGGGCAGTCAGCGCCGCGCTTCCACGGACACGTCGGCTGTCGCGGGTTGCTCTTGTTGCAGCCGTGCGCCCACGTGAGCCGTTGCAGCTGCCAGGAGAGGTCGAGGTGGTCCGACACTCGATCAATCTCGAGTCCGAGCACTTCCCCCTGGCGAGCGCCGGTCAGCAATGCTGTCGCCCACCGCGACCCCATGCGGTCACCGGGGCGTGCCGACTCCTGCAGGATGCGTACACCAGCATCAAGGTCGAGTACGGCGAGGTTGGTCTGCGCTCGTCGTGGTGCATCAACCAGGGTGGTGACGTTACGGGTGACGCGTCCTTCTCGTTCGGCATCGCGGAGTGCGGTGCCGAGGATGCGGTGCGCTTGTAGCGCGGTGGTCGATGAGAGTCCCTTGCCCGTGATTGCGTCGTGCATGCGACGCACGTGGAGCGGCTCAAGCTTGTCGAGCCGAGTGGTCCCGATTGCGGGGGCGATGTGATTGTCGATGATGCCGCGTTGAGTGGCGATGGTCTTGGGTCGTACGCGCTTGCTGTGGATATGGTCGAACCAGTGCCGCAGCCATGATTCGAGTGTCTGCGATGCGGTGGGTAGGTCGCCTACCTTCGCGAGATCTTTTTGCAGTTCGCGGAGCTTCGTCAGTGCGACGCGCTTGTCCTTGGATCGGACGAACTTGCGCCGGCGTTCCCCGTTGCGGGGAGGGAGCTCTACCGTGGCCTGCCAGAACTTCAGCGGCTTGCTGGTGTCGGCAGGCACACGGAAGAGTGCGCCTTCGCCTTTACCTCGCGTGATGCGTGCCATCACTTCTCCTTCTCCTGTCGTGCGCGGCCCATTGGCCGCCGAGCACTCCGATGTGGGTGAAGGCGACCGGCCTCCTGCGTCGGTGGTTGCGTGTAGCGTCCACGATTGGTCCTCCTGTACTGACTTACGGGTGGGTCCGAGGGCTGGTCCGTTGGCGCGGGCCGGCCCTCGGCTATCTGGTTATTGGTGCTTAGCGAGTTCGTTCAGGATGAGGCTTCGGGCTGCCTCACGAACGCTGCCACTGGCGGGCAGCTCGTCGTAGACGAACGACGCGATCTCGACCAGTGCGTCTCGCGTACCTGCATTCCAGCCAGACACGAAAGCCTCTCGCGGCGAACCGATGCCAGCCGCGCCCATCCCGTTCCAGGTCTCTTCTGCTGCGCTCATCACGCTCTCCTTCTGCGGTGCATCCGTGTATCCGTTCGGTGTATCCATATGCCCCAGCCTGTGTCGGCTTGTGCTGGCATGTTTGAGAGCCTAGCAGCCAGATCTGACCTGTGTCCAATCAGTTTCGCATGTTTCTTCTGACTACGGATCAGAAGGTTGGGGGTTCGAGTCCCTTCGAGCGCACAGGAAGTACGGATCGGGTGCATCCCGAGAAGTATCCCACCAGTAGAAACACCGAACAGACAAGCCCCCAGGCAAGATGCCTGGGGGCTTCGTCGTGCTCTGGGGCAGGGAGCGACTTGGGGCACCTGAAGCCCGCACCTTCACTTCGCCCGAGTGAAGCAGCCCCCTTAACGCCGCACGCCCCCACCATGCAGGCAGGGGCGTACGTGACCCGCCGCTTGATTCCCGTCCGGTTGATGGACAGCGGGGGTGGTGGTGAGGGTAGCGCGGTCTGTGGTTGAAGTGTTCGCCCGTTAACTTGAACGCGAGCATGAAAGCTTCGAGCCGTTCGCTTATAACTTGAACAGACTACTTGGTGCCAACATGGAAGCTACTTGCAACCTACTTGCAAGCTTCGATCCGCATGCGTGCAAGCATCTGCCGTCTACTTGAACGTCGCCGGTCGCACGTACCCTGCCTCCATGCCTGACTACCAGTGGTCCGCACCGTCCCACCCTGATCCGCCGGAGGATCAGCCGTATGGTGTGCCGGGTGTGGAGTGGTCGGAGTTGGTGCATCATGCGCCGGTCTGGGTACGTGTGGAGTTCAGCCGTACGGGTTGGCGGCGGTTGCCGGGGTTCGTGGACGCGAAGACGGATGCGATCGTGCTCGTACAGTTCGTCCACATGGGCCATGCGCATCGCATATGGCTCGAGCGTGACCGGGTGACGGTTCGACAGTTGAAAGCACGCAGGAACGACGAAACGCCCCGCCCCTCGAAGTAAGGGGCGGGGCGTACGACAGGTACCGCTTAGGATCGGGGCATCATGGGGACGTTCATCGGCTGGTTCGAGCGCAGCTACAAGGGGATCATCGTCGTGCTCGTGGCGATCATGGCCGTCATGCTCGTCATTCTTGCTGTGCAGCACGTGGATGCGTCGAAGCCCGCGGCCGGCACAGTCGCAGCACCGGTCCCAACGTTCACGAGCACCCCAACCACGCAGACGCTCACAGTGAAGCGTGATGGCGATGACCCGCTCAACGTCCTCTTCGCTGGCGACTCCCTCACGGGTGGCCTCTACTCGTCGACTCAGGACGCCGCGTTCAAGTGGCGCATGCTCGATAGCCTCGAGGCGTCCGGCCCGGTGAAGGAGTACAACAGCGCGCTGTCCGGCGGCACCACTCTGCAGGTTTCCGACAAGTACCCGGTGCCCTCCGACCTCGACCTCGCGGTCCTCGAGCTCGGCACGAACGATCAGGGCAACCAGGTGCCGATGGACGAGTTCAGCGACGCGTACGCCGCGCTGCTCGCCAAGGTCACCGCCGACTCCCCGGACGTGAAGATCGTGTGCGCAGGCGTCTGGGAAGCCAACGGCGGCGAACCTGGCGAGAGCGCGTACGACACCACCATCCGACGGCTCTGCACCGACGCTGGTGGTCTGTTCGTGTCACTCCGGTCGATCTACTCGGAGAGCGACGTCATCGGACCCGTCGGCCAGGCGACCTGGCAGGGCGAGACCGACGACTTCCACCCGAACGACAAGGGCCACCAGCTCATCGCCGACGCACTCTTGAAGCGCATCGTCATTCAGTAGACGGTGGGCGCTGAGCCTGAGCGAGTGCTGCTTCGAGTTGCGTGATCTGCACCTGATGACGGGCGATGGTCTGCAGCAGCGCCAATACCTCTTCCGGGGTCACGAGAGCAGCCCCAGGTTCACGAGCGCGGTACGGATAGCGTTCACTGCGGTCTGCGTCGTAGCGGCGTCGGTAGCAGCAGCGGGTGAAGCGGCGCGCGCAACAGGCGTGACGCCGTAGAAACCGATCTGAGTTCCGGCAGCGGAACCGCTGACCTGCTTCGTCTCAACGGCGGTGAACCATGCAGTCGGTGCAGTGTCGCGTCCGCCTGATGTTCCGTCAGCACCCTGCAGTAGCAGCGACTGTCCGTTCTGGGCGATGCGCTTCTGCCAGTACCCGCCAGCCCCACCGTTCCAAGTCGACAGGCGCACAGCGTCGGGTTCCATAGCAGTCGAGTTGCCATCTGCCGCGATGGCTTGCACTGCCCGGACACGCTTGCCCTGCGTCGCGTTGATATCCGAGCGCCAGTAGATACTGCCGGAACGTGCAGAGATGTACCCGCCGCCGGAAACGCCGGTCGTGATGATTTCGAGCAGTTCGTTCGTCTCCACCGTGTTCTCGGACGCTACGACGCGCAGAACATGCTTGGCACCGTTCGCCTGGTCCACGTGGATTAGGGGAGCGGTCTTTGACGACTGGTTTGCGTAGACCCCGTACGCGGTCGCCGACGTGATGGTGTCGTTCTGCTGGATCGCGATGCCAACGCCGGTCTTCTTGTTGTTGATGAAGATGCCCTGGCCAGCGTTGTCGACTCCGAGGCCGAGCAGTGCTGATGCGGTCTGAGCGTTCGCGCCCGTCATCAGGTGCAGCAGGTAGCCGGTGGGTGAGTCGTGTACAAGTTCGTACACTCCGGGCCGGGAGTCGGATGCTGGCTTCAGTACGGTGATGTCGTCTGTGCCATGCAGGAGCGCGTTGTCCCGAACGGCCTTGGGGAACAGCTTCGTGTCGGAGTCGACGGATACAAGTCGTGGATCGCCCATGGTTGGCCTTTCGGGGTATGCGAAAAGCCGCCCTGGTGAGGGGCGGCTTGAAATAGTGGTGGGGCTACTGGGCGGGGCGTGGTGGTCGCGGACGTGTCGCTTCGAGCGCGGACGGGATGACGTCAGCGAGAGTCACCGCGTCGTCACCTTCCGGGTACGGCATCTCCGGTTCAACACCCCACGCGTTCATGATGTGACCCACCCAACGAGCCAGGGCGGTTCGGAAGCGGCGGTCTTCCTGCTTGAACTTCTCGAACGCACGCTCGATGCGGTCGGCTTTCTGTTCCGCCTGCTCGACACGTTTCGTCAGCGACTCGTTCGACCGCAGCACGTCCTTGACGAACTGGCCGGGGTCAGCTGAGTACCGTGCAACCGCTTCTTGCTCTTCGTCGGACACTTCCGCGCGACGCTTCCGACGTGCACGACGCACACCGAACACTGTCCCCCACGCACCGAGCAGGGCGATGATGATCGCGCCGGCCGTACTGATGGCTGTGCGTACGGTTTCCGGATCGTTCACGTGTTCCCCCTCCGAGCCACACGACGACTAGCGCTCGCGTCCGCCTCCTTGCGCCCAATCTCCCCGATGATGTCGACGACACGGATCAGCAGGAACGCGTCTGCGAGAACCACCAACGTGATTGTCAGACCGGACGACACCGATCCGTCGTCCACGTTCACGCCCAGCAGGTACGCGTACGTGCTGAGTCCGATGATGAGCAGCCCCTTGCCGACGAGCTCAATCCAGTCGAGGCAGAAGACGAGTCCGACGCTTGCGAGTACAGCGCCGAGCGTGATGTCACCGGCCCATGCTCGTGGGAACCAGTGCAGGGTGAAGTCCTCCACGACCTTCGACCCAACCCACAGGGCGAGCATCGCGAAGATCAGCAGGCATCCGTTCACGATCGGAAGGAACACAGTGAAGATGGGACGGAACCGCTTGGGTACGAGCGGCAGGGAACCCTCAGACCAGATCGTCTTCACGATCGCACCTCCCCGGTGGTTGCGGTCAGGCTGCGTGCTTCGGTTCGTCGCCGAGGCCGTCACCCTTAACGAGTGCGTCGTGGGGGCCGGGAGTGGTATCCGGCTTGTTGGGCACTGCGTAAGTTGCGATGGCCGTAAGGATCGCCAACCCGAGACCGACCCACGGCTGTGCTTCATCAGGCAGCGTGAACGCGCCGGCAGTCAGAACCGCACCAACGAGCGAAACGATAGCCTTGGCGTACTGCTGAATGGTTGCGAGCATCGGTTTCTCCTACTTGATCTTCTTGAGTGCGGCGCGGATCACTTCGATCTGCAAGTCGTTGAACGCTGCAGGTTCGTCAGCGGTGGACTTCTCCACACGGACCAGGAGGTCCCGCACTGCGCGTCCGTCGAACAGTTGGCCGGCGACGCGCAGCGATCCGATCTTCCAGGTGCCGCCAGTCGCTCCGATGAGCAGCCACGCGGTACCTCCCTTGATGCACTTCATGCCGATTGCCTCCTTGGGTGCCGGCTCCACGCCGGGGATGGATTCTGCGATGGTCCCCATGAGCGGGGGATTCGTGATGGGCGGCAGCTCGGCGTCGTAGATGCCGTTGCAGTGCCACGCCTCGTACACACGGAACAGAGCGCCCGTGTGCTGCACGCCGCGACGGTCGAGGATCCGGTACAGCTGCGGCCACTCGGCATCGTCGAGAGGCCGATTCGATCCGTCCTTGCGGGTGATGCCGAAGTCGACAGCAGTACCAATCTGTGGGCCGTGGGTCGACGTTCCCGGGTACGCGGCAAGAGCGCCGCGGCCCTGCAGGTACAGGTTGTAGAGATCCCACTGCCGGTCGAGCTCCCGCACACCCTCGTTCGGTGTCAGGTGCTCACCGTTACCCTTCAGGACGTCGCGGTCGAACTCGAGCGCTGCGGATCGCAGCTGGTCGGCGAGGTATTGGTCAGTGACGGTCTGCATCCGTCCACGGGGTGACGTCGGGGTGCCGTCGCTGTACGAGGACACCCCGATGTCGTACCTGTTCGCAGCCATGCGGTCTCCTCATGAAGAAAGCCGCCCCCAATATGGGAACGGCTTAGTCGGGCTTGAATGGTCTTAGACGTGGATCGCTTCGACGGTAAGTGTTGAGTTCGCCGCGATGGCAAGTCCGAGCGAACGGACCGTAACCGAGCAGCCCTTCGTTGTCTTCGTTCCAGGAACGACTGCACACACGGCCGCGAGTGCCAGTCCGGATGATGTGACGGACGCGGATACGGCGTAGTTCGTGTCGGCAAATTCTTTCGGCCACACAATCGGGTACGTCTTCTCCGCGTTGATACCGAGCAGTGTCATCGCGGAGTTGCTGACGGTCTGCACGAGCCGCTTGTTGAACTCAGCCAACGTCGCAGTACGCGACTGCACATACGCCGACCAGAGGCCCATGATGAGCGCTTCGTATCGGAGGCCTTGCAGTTTCCCGTCGCTGGCATACGTCAGGAACTCGAGCAGCCCGGCAGCTTCAAGGTCGTCGGCAATTGGCCCCATGCCGACCATGCCGCCGTTCTTGTACTGCCAGTTGTACAACTTGGTGGCGAGGAACTTCGGCATGTCGACCGCGTATTCAGAACCGATGTCCTTCGACGCGCGGGTCGATGGCGCGTAACCGAGATTCCCATTCTGGTCGAGGTACGCGGCGACGTATCCGTTGGTGACCTGATTGTTGCGGGCACCAGAGGACTTGATACCGGCAGGGAATGTGCCATTGCCCGATGTGGACGCGACATCACCAGTGAACGAACCGGTAGACCCGCTCACGGGGCCAGCAGACGCGAGCTGTGACGTGGACACGGGGCCGCTGAACGTGCCCGACGTGCCCGTGTATGAGCCGCCAAGGAACATGTTCGCTTGCACTGATGTCGTGTTCACCGGACGGACCACAGTCCCGGAAGTCAAGTCAGCTGCGGAGTGCGTGTGCGACTTGAACGCGAACCGCGTATCAGACTCGTCACGTGTCCAAAACATCAGCTTCACCGCATCTATGACCCGTTTGTACAGGTCATCGGCAGACTTTTGAAAGGATCGAGCCACTGACGCCACATACTCGCGCAGGTTCTTCTCAAGCTTCTGCACCCGCTCCGGGGTTACAGACTTCCCAGGCATCGTGACCATCAGTCAGCCGGTCCTTCCAGAACGGGGGTGATGCGCTCCAACCCGTCAAGGTCAAGCACCCAACCCATCGCACGAACAACCCCAGACATGCCGCCAGGGAACGCCGGCACACGATCCTTCCCGAACCGGTCCAAGCCGCCCACCACGAACCCGATATCGTCACCCTCAGACCAGTCGACACCCAGACGTGGCGCGTTCTGGACTGCCGACTTCAGAGCCAACGTCCGTGACCCCTCAGCAACCTCAGCCGCACGCGCGCGAGCGAACGAATCCAACCGGTCGTCGATATCATCCACGTCCGTGTCGGGAGTGAACCTGAGCTCAAACGTGGGACGGTTCGGATCGGGAACGACAATGTGTGACGACTGCGGACGTGACGCCCCTGCCGCCGTCGAAGTGGCCATCACGTCGTTCGCGCCACTACCATCCGTGTAGTCCCGATCCAACGACACCTCAGTGACAGGGCCGGGAATCTCAAACGTTGCAGCAGGCGACAAGCCGGCGGGGGTGCGGTTCCCAAGCTTCGTGCCCGAGATCCGGAACATGGGCGTGTACGACTGCCCCGAGTCGCGTGTCTCCCAGTTGATCGTCCACTCAGGGCCGCCGTCCAAAGCGGACAGGGTTTGCAGCACCGACAGGACTGTTTTGTCCGCCGAGTCCTGGTACGTCTGGTCGGTGACCACACCCCGCGATGTTCCCTCAACGACGATGCGCATCGGTATGCCGCCGTTGGAACCGACGAGGACGAACTTCTGCAGAATGTCGATGATGATGTCGACAGCGCCAGTCTGATCGTACTCAACATCGCCAACGAACCGACGCGCCAGGTAACCGGACTCATACGTTGCAACCGAAACCGGCACCTGATCAGTGTGGTCCGGCACAGTGTGCGTAACCAGACCACCCCACACTGGGATCAGTGACTCGTCATCGACGAGCACAAGCGCCGAACCGCCCTCGAGCAGTGCCCGCTGCCAGTTCTCAGGTGTCTTTGCCGTCAACGGGAGATTCCCTGAAGCCGTTGAACCGTCGAGGATCTGCTTCGACACGGAATCGCATTGGAACTCAGGCAGTTCCGCGATCACCTTCCCCGTCAACGCTTCTACTGACAGCCACGAGTACATGCGCTCCCCTTACTGGTCGGCGATCATGCGGAAATCATCAAAGACCACGTAGTTAACCGCCACCCCAGGCGAACCGAATACGTTCACGTTTCCGGTTGCAGCAATCACTTTCAGCCGGATCGGCGATCCGGTGGCACCGCTCACGCTGGTCACCACGTCCTGAGCGGGACGCCACCCGACAGGCAGCGTCATGAGTCGGTCGCCGTCGGTGACGGTCGACGTCTTACGGTTCAACTGACCGCGGCCACGGACTTCGCGGCCAATCTTTGTGATGCTCGCGGGAGTGCCGTTGTTGTTTTCGTACCCGGTGGACTGCTGCGGCAACGCCTGCCAACCAGAGTCAGCAGTCACCGGAACCCAAACAGTTCCGTTCCCGCGGTACAGTCCGGCGGGCTGACCAAACGGGTCAGTCGTCGCCGTCAGGTCAACGTACGTTCCAGCGAGCGGCGTCACAGCGGCAAGCTGCAACGACGACAGCGCGGGGATGATGCCGCCAGCAGCAACCGCCGCCGGAGCAACCCACGTCACAGACGGAGCGCCGCCACCCGACTTAGGAACGTTGATTCGAGCCAACACGAACGAACGAGCAGGAGCAGCGGGAACCGGTGCAGAAGCACCAGCGGTACCAGCCAGGTAGCCGATAGTCACCGCCGGAACGGTCGAGCCATCAGACTCAGCCGGATCCGAAACCTGCACGAACACAATGTCCGTGCGTGGGTTCGAAGAGTTCGCAGCCGTCACCGAACCCGACACGTTCGCATCGGATGCGAACGTGTAAGGGCCAGCCTCAGCAGCAGCCTCACCGTCGATAACGCCAGCAACAGGACCGCACACCCAAGTCGTTGACGTTGCGGTGACCGTCGCAGGTGACGTACCGGGACGAACACCAGACATTGCACCCAACGGCCGGGTCGCCGTCGCACCCGCAAGGAACGGAGCATTAGCAGTCTGCCGCAAAACACGCCCCGAATACCGGGGGGCACCATTCGCCGCGTCAAGAGGCCAAGCAGAGATCGTCATAAGCAGGGCTCCTAACGCCAAGCGGGAACAGCAGTCACGGACAGCTGCGATTGAGAGTTGTACTGCGCGGCACTAAAAGCCCACGTATTCCTGCCAGGGTCGAACGCACTCCAACCACGCGACGTGATGTAGCCGGCACGGTTCGACTGACCATTCGCCAACGCGGTCCGAGCATCCATGTCGATTTCCAGGAACTCACCCTCACGCAGCACCAGTGAGCTCGAGAAGACGATCGCGTTGCCCGTCGACACATGCGTAACAACCGGGCCAACGCACGGGCCTTCGATACGCAACACGACCGTTCCGGACTCGTTACCGGGATTCGTCAAACTGACCTGACCGGTGATCGTCTTCGCGTCGATAATGAACGGCACCGTGAACGCACCAGACAGTTGCAGCACATCCACGAACTGCGCAGAAGCCGGCGAACCATCTTTCTTCAGCAGCGGGTACAGACCGTCCGTGGGCTGGTCGACCATCAGGCCGACAGCATCAGCAGCGGCTTGAGCCTGATCCGCCGTGTACAGCCCGGACGACGACCCGGTGTCAGCACCACCGATGACAATGCCACCAGACGTCGACGGCAACTGCGTCACGGCGGATAGTTCCTCGCCAAACTTCCGCCAATCGGTCGATGACACCTGAATCGACCAAGTGCCCACGTCGGGCATCAACCAATTCGTCAGAACATCATCCGACTGCTGCACTGTCACCCACCGGGTGCCAGCCGCATCTGTGACAGCGATACGAATATCAACACCTGCTGGAAGAGCTGCGTTCAGCCGATCGAACGCGTCGGACAGCGCGGCCGCATCAGGGGCGAAAATCTTCCCTGATGCGGAGATCGACCGGGCACCCGAATACCCGGAAGACCTCCACCCACCAGACTGGCGCGGCTTCTGCGTCACCTCGGAGGTCGACCGGGTTGAACCCGTCCAACCCTCCAACTGCTCAATCGACCAGTCCACCCCGAACTCGTCCACCTGCCCGAAGGGGATACCTCCGAGAGTGAACGACACCTGATCGGTTTCAAGCAGCATCAGACATACTCCGATCGTTCACGACGCTCCAGGGCCTGAGCGACCGCAGTGGGGTCCTGAACCTGGATGTGATTGTGGACAGTCCGGTTGTTGGTCACTGGCTGGACAGCGGAAGCCGCACGGACAGGAGTTGCGTCCATGTACCGAACGTTGCCGCCCTGGTTCATTGCCTCGAGTAGCGGACGGTTAGCAGCAGTCGCGTACTGGTTCATCACGAACTCGCGACCATGCACCAAACCAGCCACCGCACCCGGATGCCCATCACCCGTGTACCCACCGACCGAATACCCCGGAACACCCAAAGCACGGCCGATGACCCGCTGCAACTTCCGCGACTCAGCAGAAATCGCATTCGTAATCGACGACGCATTACGGTTCGCCGCCTGCAACTGCTTCTCAGCAGCCGTAATCAGCTTCCCAAAATTCGCATCAGCAACCTGATTGCCGATCTGAGTCGACGTCTTACCAACCGACGAATACTGACTGTTGATCGCCGAAATCTGCGACTTCGACGCCGCCGCCAAAGAACGCGCCAACGGCATACCCTCATCAATGCCAAGCGACGCAATCTCGTTCAGCAGCGCAGGAGCAACACCATTCTTCTGCAACTTCACCAGAAGAGACTGGAACTCCTTCAGCTTCGACGCACGACCCGTCAACGCGCGCTGTAAAGAAGAAGCCGACCGGTAATCACCATACGAGAAATCGGACAGCTTACCCGAAATCGACGACGACATAGACGCCGCCGACGACTTCAAACCATCAAGCTTATCCGACGCCTTATCAACCGCCTTCGCAGCAGCATCAGACCGCTTCTCCAAACTGATCATCGACTTCTCGGACCGGTCAGCGACACGAGCAACCGCATTACGGAACCGCTCCGGATACTTCGAATCCGTTGCAATACCAAACGCACCCTGCACAGCCGACATGCCAGACAAGCCACCAGTACGAACCGAGGTCCGGAACTGGTACAGGTCCGTCTGCTGCGCAAGACGAGCAGCCTCAGCCTTCCGAATCGCATCAGCACGAGCCTCAGCAGCAGCCTGCGCCGCCTTCTGAGCAGCAACAGAACCACCAGACGCGTAATGACCAACAAGGCCACCATCCGCATACCGGCCAGCATTCACCCGATCCAGGAAACCAGTCCCATACTTACGGACCGACGACGCCTGGATAACATACTCGTTATCCGACAAGTACGCAGGAATCGAATCGGACGTCTCCGTACCAGGCCCACGAACATGACCACCAGACGCCTTGAAGATGCCAACCGTGTTTTCCTTAGTTGCCGTCTCGACTCGGTTTGTGGTGATAGTGATCGTCTTAGACTGCACCAGGCCCAGCGCAGTCAGAACGTTCTGAATTGCAGTCTGGGCCTGAGCGGTCGCAGCGTTAATCTGCGTCTGCTTAGACGCCGGCAGCGCGTTCAGCTTGTCCTTGTACGTGTCGGTCGCCGCGCCAGCAGCAGGGGCGTTGTTCTGGAACAACGTCGCCCAGTCGGTCGGCGTACCCAGGATCTTGTTCGCGTAATCCTGCGCAGCCTGACCCGTCACCCCGTACTGACCGAGCGCCGCGATCAGCGACGAACGGCCACTCTCGAGCGCACCAGTCGCCTGCTCCTGCGAACCCGTCTGCTGATACAGAGCACCCGCGTAGTTCAACGTGGACTGCGCGATCGAATCCAGCGACGCCGCGTTCGAGCGCCCCTTCTCCGTCGTCACATCAAGCGACTGACCGTTCTCCTTAACGGAGTCTGTCACCGCATCGATCGACGCCTCAAGATCACGCTGAGCCGAGTTCACATCCAACTGCACCGAGTTGAAGCCCTTGATGGCATCAGCCGTATCCGAGATCGACTGCGTAGCATCCTCAGCCGACTCGGCCAGCGAATCCAGCCCAGAAGCAGCACCATCGGAGGCTTCGGCCGACGCGTCCTGCGCCTGCGCCATCTGCGTCGTCTGGTCCTTCGCGGCACCCAGAGCGGCACGCTGTTCCTCAACGGCCTTCAGGACACTGTTCGCCGAATCCGCAGCACGGTTCTCGGAAACGTTGCCGACACCACGAGCGTCATTCAGGTCGCCAACGGCACCCTTGAGCTCCTTGTACGCCTTAGTGTTACCCTCAGCGGCCTTCTGGATCGTCTGCAGCGACAGGCCGGCCTTCTTCGCCTGATCGAACGTCGATGGGCCAACCTCAATGCCGAGGAAGGTTCCCTTCGTCGCCAGGTTCGACGCCACCAGAGAACTGGTCGTCTTCGTGACGGCACCAGTCACCGAGTCGAGCGTGCTCACGAACTCCTTGGTTCGCTTCGCCGCCTCCAACTGCGGGGCAACAAACGCCGTGACCGCAAGCGCGCCCAGGGCAAGAGCAGCACCCCACGGCCCACCGAGGAAGCTCGCCACCGAACCGAGAGCAGCACGCCCCGTCACGCCACCAGCAGCGAGCGTCGCCAGGGCGGCTCGGAACTCGACGATCTTCGGGATAGCAATCAGCAGACCGCCGGCCAGGAGACTTGCGCCACCAACCACCGCAGTCAGAGCGAGGGCAGAGCCCTTCACTGGTTCCGGGAGCTGGTTGAACGCCGTGACAACCTGCGTCATCGTCTGCACCAGCGGACGCAGCGCACCATCAGCAGCGGAACCAGCCTCGATCAGCCCAGACTGGAACGCCGACTTAAGCTTCTTCAGGTCACCGTTGAGGTTGTCGGCCTTCTTCGCCGCCTGGTCAACCGCGTACCCGGCGTCGTTGTTCTGGTCGATGTACTGCTGGATGCCGTCAGCACCCTCCTTGTACAGAACCGTCGCAGCACGAACAGCGTCCGCACCGAAAATCTGCGACAGGGCCTGCTGACGCTGAGCATCCGTGAGGCCAGAAAGGCGCTCCTGCAGCACCTGAGCGATGTCAGCAGCCCCAAGGAACTGACCGTTTGCGTCCTCGACATTGATGCCGAGAGACTTCATCAGCTGCGCCGACTCCTTCGACGGGTTCGCGAGCATCTGCAACATGCTCTTCAGCGACGTACCAGCATCAGAACCCAACAGACCAGCGTCCGCGAACGACGACAGCACACCCGTCGTTTCCTCGATCGAGAAGCCGAAGTTCGACGCAACCAGCCCAGACTGGTTCAGCGCATCACCCAGCTCCTGCACGCCACCCAGCGCCTTACCGGCACCAGCAGCAAGCAGGTCAGCGATGTGGGGAACATCGGAGCCCTCAAGGTTGAACTGCTTCATCGCGACCGCAGCGATCTGCGTCGCCTTACCGAGATCCACGTTGTCCGACGCCGCCAGCGCCAGAACACCCGTCAGGCCGCCACCCAGGATGTCGCGTGTCGCTAGGCCCGCCTTACCCAGCTCCACCTGCGCCTCAGTAACCTGAGTCGCCGTGTAACCGAACGCAGCACCAGCCGTCAGCGCCTGCTCACGGAACTTACCCATGTCCGCCGCAGACGCATTCGTAGCCGCCTGCACCTTCGACATCTGCGCCTCGAAGTCCGCAGCCATCTTCACGATGACCGCAGAAGCTCCAACCGCAACCGCGCCAATACCAACCAGCGCCGTACCAACAGACGTCGCCGCCTGCCCAAACTTCTCGAGCTTCTCCGACTCCTTGGCCGCATCCGCAGTCGCCTTACGAACCTTCTCCATGCCGGAGACGTAGTTCGCAATAGAGGCCTGGATGGTGACCTTAACTACCCGATCAGCCATGCGGCACCGCCATTCAATGTGGAGTTACGGAAAAGAGCCACCGCCCGTAACGGGCAACGGCTCTACTCATCTGCTTCAACGCCAGCTACACTCGCCGTCATGAGTGACAACAGGAGCGCGACGTCCAGCTACTACCTTGCGATCCTGCTGTCCATCGGCATCGCGGCGATCCTGCTGGGCTTCATCGTTCTCGCGGCAGGCGGAACACCCGCACTGCTCTTCATCGTTGGCGGCGTCCTGTTCGTCGCGTGGCTCATCATCAAGGCAGCGAAGAGCTAGTCGCGCTCGATCACCTGCACCGGGAAGACGACGCCGTTCAGGTTCGCGCCGTCGCCGGCAGCCTTCTTGTAAGCCTCAGCCGCGTCATCATGTGCACGCTGAGCCCAGTCAATGACCGGCGCGTACACCGTGTTGCCCTCAGGCGTCTTCACCGGCACACCAGCGCGATACACGCGCTTGCCGTCGCGATTCGAGGGATCCGAGTCCGGAGACATCGCCTCATCCATCGGCTGACCATGCGGTCCAATCAGCGCCTTGAACGCGCGCACGCCCAGCACCAACGACACCTGATCCGGCGTCCACTCCGACTCACGCTCAACCCGCGTGTACAGCAGGTTGCCGTCATCGTCGAACACGGGGACATGCCGTTCCTCAGGCATCCACCCACGCAGCACTCGAGGGGCGACCCCAAGGTCGACCGCTAAGAGGACTTCTTCGCGGAGGCGAGGGCTACGGCGCGCAGCGCTTTTCCCACCTCCACCGCCCGAGCAGAGTCACCCTCGTTGAGCGCGAAGATCGCATCAGCGATACGACGGTGGTCGCCACCCGAGATCACACCAAACAGGTCTTCCCAATCGTCGCCAGTGAGCTCGCGCGTCTCGTCGCCCTCGACGATGACGCCACTGTCGATCGCAGCATGACGCGTCACAGCGTTCCAGTCGTACTGGAAGTACATGTCCGCCAGCACGCCAGCACGAGGCGGGTTGTTCAACGTCAGATCCGACCAGCCCTCACCGATCAGCCGTGTGAACTTCAGCTCGACCAGCGAATCCGCGAACTCAGCACGGATGTCATCAGCCTGCTTCAGCAGTTTCGCCAGCGGAGACGACTTCGCCAGTCGACCATCATCCGGCTTCTGCTTCTCAGCCTCGATCAGCTCTTCAACCTCAGACAGCCGCGCCGCAACATCATCGTCAAGCGCAACCGTTACCGTCTTAAACGGACGCGGCTTAGCCTTCGCCGCAGCAAGCTTCTCGTTGAACGAACCCATAAGTCTTCACCCTCACCCTTGATTCACCCTGACACTGTGGAACCCCGTGCGGACGGCAGGGTGAGAACCGTCCGCACGGGAGTAGAACCAGACGCTTAGGAAGCGGCCGGGGTCTGGTCGCGAACAACAGCAGCCAGCGGGTAGAACGGCTGGGTCTTGGTGAAGACCGAGTTAGCCGCCGCCTGATCACGCTGCTTGATACCAGCCTGGTTGAGCCAGAAATCAAACTCGCTCGTACCGGTGATGTCGTCGTCGTGATCAGTAGCCCACCGCACGGCAAAGATGTAGTTCTCATCCTCGACGAACAGCGGGTCCGCGACGTTGCTCGGATCCCCGTACACATACTGAATGCTGAGCTCGTTTGACTTCTTGCCTCCGCGGCTGAAAGTCTGAGTAGCAGTCAGTCGGTCATCGGTGATGCGCTCCTGCGAAGGCGTTTCAGCCCAACCAGCGCCAGCCGTGAGGTCGTAGGTGACATCGACAAACGACGCGGCATTAAGTTGCGCAACAGTGATGTCCTTGAGCGTCTTACCTGCCGTCAGGATGGAAGCCGGAGCCGCCATCACAAGCAGATTGCCTTCGGTACCGACGGACAGCGACTGCGATCCCTTGTTGATCATTCTGCAGGCTCCTTCTTCTTGTCTGACTTCTTCCCATCCGTGGTTACGGAGGGCTTCTCTCCCACGAGCGGGAAGAACTCAGGCAGACGCGCCTGAGTGGTCTTGTGAACCTCCATGTGCCGACCGTTCGGGCCGACCACGAGGACATGGTTTTCGTCAGTCACGACGTGCTCCTTACATGCAAAAACCCCGCCGAAGCGGGGTCAGGTAGTAGGTGCGGCTTGGGATCGATGGCTGTACTCGACCGTCACAAACCACATAGGCGGTGACACGTCCTTATCGATCTGCACCGGCGACACGTAATCGCGTTGCAGCGGATCATTCCTGGTGCCGACAACAGTCAAGCGCCGGCCCTTGCGACCCGGGCGCAGAACAGAATCAAGACGCTCAGCAACCCAAGCAGCCTGATCCGGCGTCGACCCAGAACACTGGAACGTCGTCGAAGGATTACGGACAGCCTGCGAACCAGTCGCACGGTCCTGCTCGTCATCCTCACTACCCGCCTGCATGGTCAGATACCACGTGTTCGTGATCGGCTTACCGTCCGCACCGATCGCACGACCGTCGAACAACTTGCCAGCCTTCGCCAACTCCGTATCCGACAGCAGCAACGCCCTGTAAGCGGCCTTCTCAGCGATCGTCGTCACAGCCCCGCCGCCTTCAAACCATCCTCGATCGCCTGCTCAATCCCACGCGTGAAGCCAGGAGCTTCATTCTGCAAAGCTTTAGGGATTCGCTTACGACCAGGCGTACGCGGTGTGCCGTTCTCATCCGCCGTCCCGACATCGACCATGCCCACGAGCGTGCCCTGATAACGCCCCTTCTCCGGACCAATCTCCGCCTCGATCCCGCCAAGCCGCGCGCCAGTCGAACCTTTGATGTCGTACGAGATAGCGCGAGGAGCACCCGGAATGTTTCGCGCACCCGTGTACTCGTTCTTGATCAGATCCTTGATGTTGCGGGCCGAGATCTCCACCGCCTTACGCACGAACGGTGCAGTCGCCTTCGGGATCTCACCCAGATCACGAGCAAGCGCGTTCAGGTCATCAGCCACCAGACACCACCCTCGCTGCGAACCGACGAGCAGTCGCATAAGACGAACGGAACGGTGCCTCAATACGCGCCACCGTCCCCGGCAAAGCAGGATCCGTCAACGAACCAGTCACACGCACCTGCATGCCGTTCTGCACATCCACAGACGTAGCGATCGGCAGGGACAGTGTGGCGAGCTGAGACACCAGCAGCTGCGTAGACGCCTCAACGTCCGACGCCTGCACGTTACCCGCCTTGAAACGGCACGGGCCGTCGTAGACCGGGGTGAAGACATGCTCGTACTCGCCAGTGTCCGGGTTCAGAACCTCATCGGAGGACTCGAAACCGATCTGGGCAGTGTCAGTCATCAGCGACTCAGCGTTCGACCGGAAGTCCGGCAGCATGCGCTCCACATCACTGCGCAGCGACATCAGATGCCCGCCTCATAGATCGGCCGGCCAGCGATGTCCGTACCGCACGAGCAGTACGACGCCAGGAAGTACAGCGAGCACCACGGAAGGTGACGAGACGCCGTACCAACCGTGTCGTACGAGTACGCGCCACCGTTCGACTCAGTGAGCCCCAGCAGCGTCCACCACTCATCGAGGATCGTCACGCGACCCTTACCCGACTGGTAGGTCCGCGACGACGAAGCATCATCCACCGAGATGGTCACCTGCGTGGCATCGTCCGGCTTCTTCACCTGAGCGACGACAGCCTCACGGACCACATAATCCAGCTTCGCTTCGTCGATCGTTGGCACCGGATCAGCCGCGAGACGACGAGTCTCGATCAGCATCTCAGCGTCAGTGATCCACAGCTCCCACTGCTTCCACTGCACCGAATCCGGTTCGGGGGCGGTCTGCCCAAGAGCAACCGCGATCGTGTCAGGCGTCACAGACATGACCGCCCCCTTCCCTTGCTACGCGTCCGACTTCTTAGGGCGACCAGGAGAACGCTTCGGCTCCGCGTCAGCGGACTCCCAACCGTCCACGAAACGGTCATCCTTCGAGTCGTCGACCGAAACGACCACCTGAGTGTTCAGGTTCCGGAAACGACCCATCAGACGTTCGCCACCTTGTCGACGACCGTAGAGAACCCATCCAGGTCCATAATCCCCCAGCCGTAAACAACCTCAGCGCGCAGAGCAATCTGGTTCTGACGCTTCAGGTCTCCCTGGCCATCCGGGTCACCGAACTCGATGACCTCGACCGGGATGTCCTTCTGAACGCCCCAGCGGAACAGGTCCCACTGACCGAGGATCGCCTTCACGCCGGTGTTAGCCGACGCCTCCGGAGTACCCGACACAGTGGAAGTGCTGAACGCCGACAGGCCCTCAAACGCGGTGATGTTCGAACCGAAGCCGAGCTCCGGGTACTTCTTGCGACCATCCGCGTAACGGCTCGTCGCGATCGTCCACGCGTAGGTGGGGTCGAAGGCGACGCCGTTCGGGATGTACCCGTCCGCGATGATGAGTCCGGCAGCCTGCTCGAGCACCAGGTCGGGCGTCGTCAGGGTGCCCGTGGTCAGCTCCACACTGTTCGTGGTCGACGCGATACGGTCGCCCGCAACGATCGACGACGCAACGGTGCCCGCGAGCGGGTTGATGCCGTGGAACGCACCAAGGTCCAGCGCACGAGCAAGCGCAAGGCCAGCCTCGTCAGCGAGGGTAGACAGGACACCGAGCTGGTAGTCCTCGTCAGCCCACTGGACTTCCTGGTTGAAGCGCTGAGTCACCTGGAACTTGTGCGGGGTGACGACCTTGGTGCCGAACGTGGTAGACGTCGACCCCTTCTGCGCACCCTCACCAACAAGCTCAGCACGCGGCCGACCAGTCAGCGTCATGTGAGTGACCTGGCCGAACTTCTGCGGCTCAGATCCGGACAGGGCGGCGATACCGGAGCCCTGAGTAGCCTTAGCGAACAGTCCGTCCGCGATTTCGACGGGCAGAGTCAGCCCGGAAGTGGCAAGTACAGCCATGATTGGTCCTTTGCGTTAGTCGCTCCGACCGAACAGGTTCTTAGCAAACTGCTTCTTGCTATCCACCTGAGCGGTAGGCGATTTGCCTTCATTGGGCACGTGCAGCGTTGTGCTGCCCGATTCACCCTTGAACTGAATAAGCGCATCCGCAGACGCCTCAAGCTCTTCCTTCGTCCCACCCGAAAGCAGGCCAACCGGAACACCCTTAGCGGCGGCGACTTCCGCACGAGTAGCCTTCGCCTCAAGCTCAACCGCACGCTTCTCAGCAGCAGCGAGACGTTCAGCGACCTTCTCGGCCTCAGTCTTCTGTGACTCCTGGATTTCCTGGAACTTCGCAGCCTGAGCCTTCAGTTCCTCGTAATCCGTTGGGATCTTTGCGCGTTCCCGAGCAATGCGAGACTGGATAGCCTTATCGAAGTCCTCCTGAGACGTGATCGCCTCGAACTTCGACTGCTCCTGGCCCTGTTCGGTGTGTTCTCCCGCGACAGCGGTTTCTGTCTGCTCCGACACGTCGGAACCCCTTTCATCCGTTTAGGGGCCGTCGCCCATGACCCTCGATACAGTCGAGGTCACTGCTCCGCGAGAGAACGCGGAAAGATCAGCCGGGCAGATGAGCAAAATGCTCGTTCAGATACGCCCGAAGTTCAGCCTGTTGAGCCGGCGTGCGGTTCCTGCGGCTAGCCCGGTACTGCACAACGGATGCTTCCTCGCCGTCGTAACCGACGAACGCAGGCGCAGCTGTGCAATGGCAGTTGGTGTGCGCGGCGAAACGTGCCGTCGACTCCTTGTAAACAGCACCGCGAGCGGCGAGCATCGCGCAGAATCGGCACCCGCCGGCAGACACCCGCCGCCAACCGATGGCCTGCGGGTCCCGCTTCGTGTTGCCCGTCACCGTGTCGCGGAACGGGCGTGCAGTCTCGAGCTGCACCACCTCAGCAAGCCTCGCCGCCGACAGTGCGTCATCGCCGTTGAACAGCGGATCTGCAGCCCACGCAATCGCACGTCGGATCTTCACCGTACGATCCAGCAACACAACCTCAGCCGTGTACGAACCAACCACGTTCGCCGCCACCCGCTGATCCTCATAGAAGTCAGCGGCCAGCGCGCCCGTGCCGTCCTGGTAGTACCCGATCACCTCCGGAACGCCCCCTAGAAGGTCGTACCGGCGTTGCTCAGGACTACCCGACGTCGACCGCAGCAACTGCAACGACGTCGCAACAGCAGTGTTAGCTACCAGATTCAGCGCCGACCGCGACTGCAGGGCTGACACCATCCGCAGCCTCCGTCGTAGTCCTCGAAGCCAAAGCCGCCAACACGTTCCGACCAGCCGCACGCTGCTTCTCACGCAGCGCCTCATCAATCTGCTGCGCATCAAGGCCCAACAGTTCAAGACCCACACGAGTGTCAGCAAGCCACGGCACCGCCGCCAGCTGCTTACTGCCCGCATCCGCCTGAGCAGACCGAGACAAGTACAACGGCGACCGCCACTTCGGCTCAATGCTCGAATACGCGTCCGGAACCGAACTCAGCCCGTTCTGGATCGCCAACGCACGAGCAACAGACCGGCGAATCGACACCGACCAGTCGTCCGTCGCGCCCTCGGCCTCAGCAATCAGCGCATCGCGGCCCTGAATGTACGAACCCTCCGACGTCGGATTCGCCATGTCAGACAGGGCAAAATCCGAATCGGGCAGGTCGAACTCGCGAGCCATCAGCTTCGCCTGAGCGTTCAACTGCGCCAGATGCGGCTCAGGAGACTCAGCAGACAGCTGCTTGAAGTCAGCACGCGGGTTCGTCGCATCCTCATCATCCGGGATGCCCAGGACGCGGCCCATGACCATCTGCCACGCCGGCTTCATAGCGCCGTTCGCATCACGGAACAGCGAATCCGAACCACCCAACAGCACCATCTTCGGGATCGCGTAAATGTCCATGTGCGCCTCGAGACGCATCAGAGCACGCAGCGCACTATCCTGAATCGACATGGACGGACGCGAAATCCGCGAACGACCCATGCGCCGAGACGCACGAGGCCGATACACCAGCGGGTCAACAGGCACCCCGAAACCATGCGTCTGCCGCGTCACCGACCACTCAGCGCCAGACTTCTCCGCACTGATGATCAGATTCGGCAGATACAGCACAAACCCGGTGATCTTGTTGCCGTCACGCCCCGTCACTGACAGGAAGTTGTCCAGCTGCCGGCGACGCACGTTCCAGTCACCCGTGCTGTTCAGCGCATCACGCGCATGAACAAGCGCTCGAGGCTCACCCGCGCCACCCTGCGTCGTCACAAGGTACGAGACGCCGTAAATCAGCGAGTCAGTGCGCGCCTGAGCGAGTTCCGCAAACAGGAAATTGCTGTCCTGCAGCTCCTGCAGCCCCTCGGCGTCAAGGTCACCATCGTTCCAAACGAACCGCTCAAGATTGCATCGACGAGCGAGCCCATCCACACCCTTCGCAGTCCAACCCAACACCATCGCCAGCTGCTCATACTGCGGCGGAATCACCGTGCCAATCTGCGACACAGCACGCCGGCCATCGTAATACGCAGCACGCTTCAGATTGCGAGGCAACTTGTTGTCAAGCTGCTCAACCAGGCCATCAAGAACACGAGTCTCATCGGAGGACAGGCCACGGATGCGGATCTTCTCCGTAGTCACATGACCACCGCCGTCCTAGATCCAGTCTTACCCTGACGCTTCACGTTCTCGTTCTGCGCACCCCACAACGCCAAAGACGCCGAAACAATCGGAGTGATGTCACTCATGGCATCCTTCCGATTCCACGCCCACGCACCCGCCAACGGCCGCTTACGAGCCACCGACAAGGCCACATTCATCTGCGGCTGATCCGTATGAAACAACTGCTGCGACATCACGCCATCAAACAACGCCGCACACGCTACAGCCATATCCCGACCCTCAGCAGCAGCCAAAGTCACGACAACGTCCGTACCCTTCAAGTACCAACGCCCGTTTTTCCGCTTCTCCACAAGACCCGTCATCTCATCCACGACAACTGAGTGCAGCCTGTTCTTCGCAGCCCGGACCTCGACCCAAGCTGGAACCCAATCCACGCCCTTGCGCTGCTCGTCGAGCTCCACATGCCAACGACCATCCGGACGCTTGCCAGCCAGACTCACCGAAGCGACCTTGCGATCCGGAGCCACGTCGATCGCCAGAGACAGACGCTCGATCGGCATCGAAGCCGGATCCGCTGCGAGATTCCACGAGTCCTCGTCGATGACACGGTGCTGCGAGTCCGCATCCCAGATGCCCATCGCCTCACGGAGAAACGAATCCTCAGACAGCTGCTTCCGCATGCGCAGAATCGCCTCAACAGGCGTGCGGTGCGGAAACGACGGGTTCGCTCGAGCCAGCTGCTCCATGTCATCCGGAGAAGCGTCACGGTCAGCCGAGAACTCGATGTACAGACCGTCGCCACTGCCCGAGCCGACCGTCAGCGCATCCTTGCGGAGCCGCTCGAACACCTCGCCTGGGTCGATAGGGCGAGGCGGAGTTCCCGTGAACACGGCCAGCGCGTTCGGGGAAGCGTTCATCGCCGGCAGCATGTCGTCCAGCGCGCGCTCCGTTAGGATCTGCGCCTCATCGAACACTTCAACGTCGACACCAGCGAAACCACGGCCGAAGCCAGCCTCACGAGCACCAAACAGCACCCGAGACTTATTCCGGAACAGGATCGCCTCTTCGCCAGAGCCGTTCATGATCTGCTCAACATGCGGGTCGACCTTGCGGCGACCAGCCATGCTCTTCATCGACTGGAAGGTTTCCTTGGCCGTCTTCAATCGGTGAGCCGTCCACAGAACGGTTGTCCCTGGAGTGTTCAGGCACAGAGCGAACACGATCGCACCGAGTGTATACGTCTTCCCGGTCTGCCGGCTGATCGAGATCGCCACGCCACCGACAGTCGACGCGTACTTCCCATCAGCACGCTTCGCCAGGATCGCCCGACCCATGCCGTCCTGCCATGCATCGAACGACAGACCCATCGTCTTCGCGCGATCACGGACAGCCGGCCAACCAGTCGACGCGATACCCGCAGGCAGAATCACATGACGAGCAGCCTCAGATAGCTTCGGCGTCCCAGTCTTCGTCTGCTGTGACACCGCCATCCTCTTCCGCCTCCTGGCGCACCTTCAGCTTGATCGCCTCAATCTCCTTGCCGAGCTCCTGAAGCCGACGAGACAAAGCCGCGAGATCACGCGGAGGGCAATTCGGATCTTCAACCGTGATCGCCACACGACGACGCAGAGCGACCAACAGCTCAAGCTGTTCGCCCGACTCCGCAGCATCGGTAATCGACATCGGTGCCGTACGATCCGGAGCCGTTTCGTTCTTCTCAACCGCACGAAGCGGCGACTTGCGAGCAGCCATCACGCCCCCAAGAGGTTGATACAAGTTCGGGTGGGTTGGTACAAGTTGCTTAATGACCGTGGAAAAATCGTCACGGACAGACGTCATCTGCATCCGGAGGTTTCCTGTACATCGCTTGGGGGGACCTGGCCCACCGTCAGTTGGTACAAGTCATTTGGTACAAGTTCAGTCGAGTGCACCTGATCGCCGGACGATCGGTGCGACGATCCTCGCCCGCTTGGTGCTGTTGCAGCTTCGGTGTGCCGCAGCCTTGTTCTCGAGTGTGTCTAGCCCGTTTTTGGCTAGCGGAATGATGTGGTCGACAACGAATGATCGAGGATCGAGCCAGTCAGCATCCCACGCGATTGCCTCTCCGCAGATGTGACAGTTGGGACGCGACTGCTTGATGCGTTCACGATCACGCTGTTGCTGTCTGATGTTCCGCTTGGTCGCCACTTACTCGCGCTCCCTTGCTGATGTTGCAGCGCAGATGCATGAGTGTTGTGTTGTCGAGCGAGTGCGCGCCGCCTCGTGACACTGGCGTTGTGTGGTCGATGCTCAGGCTGAGGGGATGTGGCCATGCCTGGTCGATAGCGATGGGCTTGCTGCATGCGCTGCAGTCCAGGCCATCTCGCGCAATCAGGTCGGCAGTCAGCACCTTGTCGCCGTTGATAGCACCACCCATGCGAGCGCGACGTGCGTGCGAGTTGCTGCGGCGAGTGTCTGACCACTTGTCGCTGGGGCTGTTGACCATGCCCTGCTCGCGTGCCCATCGGCGGTAGTGCATCTTGCACATCCCCCGTGCATGGGAGGTTCTGTCGCAGTCTGCGACAGAACATGGGCGAGTCTCGTAGAACCCAGCCGCCCGACGCTGTTCGTACTCATGGTGTGCACGCGCGTTCCACGCTCGGCATTCCGCGCACCGACATCCACGCTGCCGGTAACTCTGATGCGTACCGTGCATCACCGGCTGCTCACGTCGACACTCACGGCACATCGCTTGACCTTCTGGCAGCGATGTGGTGCTTCGCCACAGAAGCTTGCCGCATGTGCCGGCGCATGGAAGATCGGGTACTCTGGCCATAGCCACTCCGTTGTTCTCTCAACGTTGTTGGTTAGGCCCCGGCTTGAGTGTTAGCGCACTCGTCGGGGCTGTTTACATTCTACGGCAATGGGGTGACATTCATCACCAGTTGCGTTCGTCGTCCCATGGTCGGGGCTTGTCGTTGCAGCAGTAGGTTGCGGCTGATGCGTTGGCGTATTCAGTACCGCACTGTGCACATGTACTCACCGTGCCGCACTCGCTACCATCATGATCGCCCCGTACGCAATGACACCGACGACACCGATGGCGAGCACGATGCCGAGTGTCTGCCATGCGAGTTCACGCTTGGTCATCGTCGCCTCTTCAATCGTCGCCATGCGTTCAGCATTCGCTCGGATCGACGCAGCGACCAAAGCGCGTTGGTGTAGTCAGCCCTTCTCGCTGCCTGCTGTTCGTAAGTGCCGTAACTCAGGGCGTGCGAGAAGTCTGTACTAGCTTGACGCCATCGATCAGAGGCCCATGCAACATGCTCAACGAGGAAGCGTTCGATCATTGCTTGTCCTCGATGGGTTGTTCGAATACGGCGTTGATGGCTGCGATGAGTTCAGCGGGTGGCTGCCGCTGCGTGGGCCACACGTTGGAACGGACGCGGTGTGAGCTCAGCGAGTCGTCGCCGCGAGGTTGCGCAGCCATTGCTTCCTAGCAGGCGCAATCGACATGTGTCCGCGCAGCCTGATGGTCGCACGTTCGGCATCGAAGCGTGCGCGGATCAGTTCTTCCTCGATCGCTTCACGGTTGCTGTTGATGATCGTTGACTCAGCGCGATGCTTAGCCATGATCGCCTCCGTTGTTGTGGTTACTTCCCGTCCGCCACTCGAGCCGCTTTGCTCGTCGTTGCGCCGTGCCTCATCCACTGCTTGCCTGTTGGCGTTGGCGGGGGCCGGCTAGTCATGTTGTTGAGACGACTGGCGGCGGACGGGAAGTGTGTGGGTGCACGACTAAGCGGGCAGGCGACACGAGCAACGTGTCATTGTCCGGTTTCTGCAACCAGACCTGCCCACTCGTCGGCGGGTGCAGCACGGACGCCCTAGGAACCGTGCTGCTGGTGTTGGCTTCGCGACCGTGCATTCACAGTCCAGGCCAACGTGGTCACGCTTACACCGTCCATGCGGATGGTTCAGCGCGCGTTTGTGGGGTGCCTCTTATGCATCTCAGAGGCGACGAGCGTGTGTTCAGTTGGCCTCGCGTGCGTCCTGATCGTTGCGATAATCAGGTCGAGCGGGCACTAAAAATCCCCACCAACCGTGAGGCGATGGGGAGCTGGCGTTGGACATGGTTATCCGACGCACTTCGAATAGTACAGCATTTCAGTGCGTGTCGGTATCGGTTTCTGGCTGCGACACGCTCATTTCACGGATGATGTCCCAGCCGTCGTCGTAGTGCGACGCCAACTCCCAGAACACCTCGTCCATCTCGGCGTAGATGTCCTCGAACATCTTCCCGAGCTTGTTCGTAGCGCTGGCCATCTCTGCGTGCGCGAGGTCGAGAATCAGCAGGCCGTCCTCCTTGATTTGCTGGAACTCGAGCAGTAACTTCGCCAGACGGAACTGCTCGTCGCTCATCTCGCCCATGATCACATCCTCTCACTCACTTCTGACATCTCAACCAGTTCTTCCCTGAGTTCCTCGATCGCCCCCATCGAGTCCCACCGCGTTCTGCAACGCTGGCATGTGACCTGCTCTTCGGAGGTGCGCCCCTGTTCATCGCGCCGGTACGACAGGATGAGTCGCGCGGGCTGCCGTTCGCCGTCTGGGTCGATCCAGTGCTGGTCTTTGCAGATGACGCAGAGGTAGCCGGTTGGGATTTGTTTCACGTTGCGGTCGAGTTTGGCGGTGATGATGCGTTCCCAGCGGCGCAGTTCTCGGACGTACCACTCGGTCAGGTCGTCGGTGACGTGTCCGCTACTGTCGGCCACGTAGGCCACGTACCAGCGCCGCAGTGATCCGGGTAGGTCGTTGCGGTCGTACGCGGTGAGGTCGTGTCGCATCCAGTCGCGGAGTTGCGTCTGGATCTTCGTGAGCTCCCACAACGAATCCGAGTCGATGACGTTGCGTTCCCGTGCGCTGGCTGACTTGGAACCACCATCGTTGCCGGCGGATGGCACTACAGCATCAGCCAACTGCCGCAACAGTGCGGGGTGTTCAACTGGGACGGTGCGCAGGTATTCGCCGTCGTCGGTGGTCTGCTTCACGTGGTCGACGGTCGGCTTCGTGAGAGCGTCTACGGCGTCGAGTAGGCGATGGTCGGTCATGAGTCCTCTTTCTGGCTCGGGTATGCCCGTGGAGAAATCAGGGTCACTCGCTTGCCAAGCAGGTAGTGGAATCGTTTCGGGATGTTGTACTGGCCCTGGTGGCGCTCCGAGAAGTACTCATGCGCGCGTCCAATGCGCAGCCTCCACCCGGCGATCAGATTCAGGTACTTGGGTTCAGTCACAGTCGCTCACGTCCTCCAAATATGCGGCGTCGGTCCCGCGTCCGAGCGGCCACCGTTGAACAGAAGACGGCCCCGAAGTGTTGTGCACTTCGGGGCCGTTACGGGTGGCTTCTTCGAGTAGCCACCGTCGCATGCGTTGCTCGATGGTTTCAGGCATCGTCTTCCTTTTCTGGCCGTTCGACGACGATGGGTTCGTCGAGCCAGTCGTCACGGTCAGCGCCGATGCCTGCCGTTTCGTCAGCTACCCGTGCTGCGTATCCGGTCTGCCATGCGTTGCCGGCTGATGCGATGAACGCGTTACGCATGGCACGCACGTACGCGTCACGGACCTGATCTGTGGTGGGTGTGAAGTCAGTCATAGCTTTCCTTCCAAACAAAACACGTGTCGCAGTCGTCTTGGAACATGTATTCATGCTCTGGGCAGCGTAAGAATCGTGCGCTTGCCGGTTCGCTGCAGTCGTCGCAGATTGGGTCATCATCGAAGGTGACGTGCTGCGGATTCGGTCGGTGGCAGTACGCGCACTCAGTCATCATCGTTCCGCTTCTCCCATCTGTCGCAGGACCCGTTCAGCGAGCCGTAGCCGTGATGCTTCCGGCAGGCCTGGTGATGCTGCGATGTATCGGTGGTACTCGTCGAGCAGTTCTGCCATGGTCGGCTTATCCATTCTTCGGCTCCCATCCGAATTCGCGCATGCCGCAGAGGTCACCGCATGTTGGGCAGGCGTCGGAGGTCATGCGGTGAGTCCCGTTCGCAGAAGGGGACTCCACATCGCACTCGTGTACAGAGCAGCCGGCTCGAGGTAGGCCCGCACGGCAGGCTCGTCATCCTCAGTTACGTAGATCGTGTGGTCGAGCAGGATCCCCTTGCGTGGTAGCAGGTAGAACAGCCGCAGATAGTCGCGGTTGTCCTCGTCCGGGAACATCGCAATGTCTTCCGGACTGGTCTTGATCCAGTCGAACCGGTACAGCCAGTTCAGGCCGTCGATCGGGCTGCCCCATCCCTCGGCAAAATCGGACCAGCTATCCCACGTCTGTGAGTAATCGCGCTGCTGAATGCCAGTTGCGAACCAGTTGCTTTCGGGGCCGCAGTAGTCGTGTTCGACTTCCCAGAGGTGCGCCATCAGAACGGCGTCTCGTCGTTGTATCCACCAGCAGGTGCATCCCATGCGCCCTCTGCGCCCGCCTGTGCCCCGTTCCCCACGTTCTGCGTCTGGTTGCCCGCCGGGGTGTTGTTCGGGGCGTAGGAGGCGGACTGGAGGCCATTCGAGCCGGTAGCGCGAGTCACGGCCGCTGTCGCGTACCGCAACGACGGTCCGATCTCGTCAACCTCGAGCTCGATGCTGGTTCGCTTGTTGCCTTCGCGGTCGTCGTAGGAACGCTGCTTCAGTCGCCCCTGCACGATGACGCGCGCACCCTTCGTCAGCGAGCCGGCGACATGCTCACCGAGTTCACCCCATGCGGACGATCGGAGGAACAGCGCGTCGCCGTCCTTCCACTCGTTCGCCTGACGGTCAAACGTGCGAGGGGTGGAAGCGATTGTGAAGTTCGCGACCGCCTTGCCGTTTTGCGTGTAACGAAGCTCTGGATCGGCAGTAAGGTTGCCAATCACGGTGATGATGGTTTCGTTTGCCATTACGCTGCTTTCCGTTCTGCGGCTCGTGCCGCTTGTCTGATCGCGTACGACCGGATGGCCGCATCGATTTCGGTTTTGTCAGGGATGTCGTAGCCGCGTGCATGGATCTCACGGTCCGCGTCCGCCAACTGCATGTCCGCCTGCTCAGTGGTTACGTCGCTGCGCATACGTTCCCAGAAGTCACGCCGGCAGTAGTCATGCGCATGCCGCATTTCGTGGTCCCACCGTGATCCGGGCCGTTCATGGTCAAGGTCACTATGCACGCGCATCCGTTCCGACTCGAGGTCGGCCGGGTTGATGGATGCGATGAAGTTCGACCAGGCGTCATCGGTCATCGGCTAGCCTCGACTGCTTCCAGGTTTTGCCGCACCAGCAGCGATGCTCAACGGTGAGGTCGTCCGTGTGATTCGCCCGTGCGCATATGTGTTCAACCTGGCCGTCATTGCGGCGCTGTCCGCATCGGTCGCTATCCATTCGCTCGCTCCTTCCGATGCTTCTCGAGCGCTTCCCGGAACTCGGCTTCATGCGCTGCCCGGTCGAGTGTCACCGCGGCCTGTTCCAACGCGGGCCGTGACAGTCGCTGCTGCCGGTCCAACTCGTCCTGCACACGACGTGCAGCCGCGTTCACATGTCCGGGCATGAGATAGGCCGTGGACTCCTTAAAGTGGAGTGCCACGGCCTGCTGTGCGACGGTGAGTTGCAAATGCCCGACTGCTTGATGCCAGACGATCACCGTTTCCCGTTGCACGTTCCGGTTGTCGTACGCCGCGATGACCGTCAGCAGCTTCGCGGTTTCGTCTAAGTCCATCCGTCCGCCTCCAATGCGGGCTGCTGAGTTTGGTTGAACGTGCCGACGAGAGATGCGGCACGCTGGGCGGCAGTCGGGCGCTCATCCGGCCGGCGATGCGTCCGCTGAGCTGCGAGTCTCAGCTGCTCGTACTTCTCACGCAGCTTCGACATCGACAGGATGTTCGACCGCCAGAACTCATCGGCAGTGGCCCAGACGATCGCGGCGCTGACCTGCTCGACGGTCAGCCCATCGGCGTCGAGTATGAGCCGTGCCGCGTCCCGGTTCTTCTTCGTACGGCTCGGCGTCTTCCCACCGTTCGCCGTGATGCGTTCATCAAGCAGATCGAGCAGAGAGTCCACATCGGGTCGGACGTCCGCGTCAGCGGGCTCCGACGAGAGAGAACTGTTCCCCTGTTCCCCTGTTCCCCTGTTCCCCTGTTCCCCTGTTCCAGACGCCTCTTTTGCTGCAACCCTCGCGAGGGTGTCGCGAATCTCAGCGGTATCGGCGT